TGGTTATTCACAGTTTCAGAGGTCCAGGCCATATAAGACATGCCGTCTGTGCGCCGGGCCGATGCGGGTTGTATCGTCAAAGATTATGACGGATACTCTGGTCGTTACTTATTTGCGGTGTGCGGATTGCGGTCTTAAGGCCCAACGAACCAGCGAGTATGCGGAATACTGAAATGCAAAAGGCGGTCTTGGTTCTGGCCGCCTTCCAACCTATTGAAATAACACGATAATCAATCTTTCGTTTTGTTTTTCCCAAATCCAAAACACAAGTTATTGATAATACTCCATAAAACAGTTAATCATGGTTTTATGATCTGCCCGATATGTCAATTTGATAGACAAAAAGTTATCAGGACAATCTCCTGGCTACCGGATGCAAATGTCCGGAATCGCTCTTGTCTCAGGTGCAGATACACATGGACTACGACAGAAACCATTGATAAACCAGCGGACTATCTCAATAGGGCCGCGGAGTATGAGGCAGCAGATGCGCGCCCTAAATGATAAACAAAAGGCCTTTGTCGATGAGTATTTGATTGATCTCAATGCGTCGGCTGCCGCACGTCGGGCAGGGTATAGTCCTAAGTGGATAAACGCTAATGTACAGCACACACTGCAAAAAACAGCAATACAGGCGGCAATCAAAGAAAAAATGTCAGCAAGAGCGGATCGGGTGCAGATAGATCAAGATTTCGTTTTAAAAAGAATTAAAGACGTCCTGGAAGACGCAAGCAAAGCACCAGACGGCGACATGATAGATCGTAACAATGCCTTAAAAGCTCTTGAGATGCTTGCAAAGCATGTGGGGCTGTTCGGAAAAGACAATCTCCAAAAAGGCAAAGCAGACCAGGAAGCCCAACACCAGGTCTTGGCAAATCTGTTTGCTGCGGTTTCCGGAGCTACCCGTGGCCTTCCGCCATCCCGCCAACTGGAAGATAAAGAATAATGATCGGCGACGGTTGGGACGATGAGCCTACCCCCCTGGATGATTTTGATCCGAGATTAAATATCACGGAAAAACAAGAGGCTCATCCTTTTGAGGCCTGGAAAACAATGGATGCCGCGATCAAGCAGCTTTCAGACAAATGGTGGAGGCTCAACCATCTTTATTTCATCATTGATAAATACGGACGCAGGGTCCTGTTTCGCCCGAACAAGGCACAGACTGAGCTTTATGATAACCTTTGGTATCAAAATCTGATTTTGAAAGCCCGTCAGAAAGGATTCACAACTTTTATTGACATTTATATCCTGGACGAGTGCATTTTCAATGATGACATCGAGGCCGGTATCATTGCCCATAACCGGGAAGATGTTTCAAAAATATTCCGCAGGAAAATACTTTACCCATACGAAAATTTGCCTGATATGATCAAACAGTTCCGGACGGCGGATTCAAAGTCAAAGACTGAGATTGCATTTAATAATAACTCCATCATCAGTGTCGGCACGTCCATGAGATCCGGAACACTATCTCTTTTGCATGTTTCCGAGTTCGGCAAGGTTTGTGCCCGATACCCTGAAAAAGCCCGTGAAATCGTTACAGGAGCGTTTGAGGCGATCCATACCAATACCGGCACATCCATCAATTTTGTTGAGAGTACCGCCGAGGGCCGGACAGGATATTTCTATGATTACTGCAAGGCAGCCCAAGACCTGGACAAGCAAGGACGCAAACCAACCCGGCAGGAGTTCAAGTTTCATTTCTTCCCATGGTGGGACAGCACAGATAATGAGATGCAAGAGTCCGTGCCTTTATCCACTGAGCTTTTGACCTATTTTGCATCGGTTGAGGCGATTATCAAGCAGCCACTTACCCCTGCAAAGCGGTATTGGTATGCAAGCAAATGGCGCATTCTGGGCGATGACATGAAGCGGGAACACCCGTCAACACCGGAGGAAGCTTTTGAGCAATCCATTCAGGGCGCCTATTTCTCCACTCAGTTCACGCAAATCAGAAAAGAGAACCGGATATGCAGCGTACCCGCACAGACAGGGATATCAGTCCATACATGGTGGGACCTGGGCATGAATGATGTCATGGCGATCTGGTTCACGCAGGATATAGGCCGAGAGGTCCACGTCATTGATTATATGGAAGGGTCCGGAGAGGGGTTCGATTTTTACAAACACGAACTCACGCAAAGGGGCTATCTGTACGGCACCCATGCCGCTCCCCATGATATCAAAGTAAGGGAGATGGGCGCCAATGGAAAGAGCCGGTGGCAGTCTGCAAGGGACATTGGGATTAATTTCATGCTGATTCCCAGAGTCAATGCCAAAATAGATTCCATCAATGCAGCCCGTCGGTTCCTACCCATCTGCTGGTTCGATGAGGAAAAGTGCAGCCAGGGCATCACCCGGCTTGAAAACTACCGCAAAGCCTGGAACGAGGTCACCGGGACATACAGCAATAACCCTCTGCACGATCTTCATTCAAACGGAGCGGACGCATTCCAAACCCTGGCAATGGGCCACAATTTCAAGCCGTCCATGGGCGCGGCGATCAAAGTAGAGAAACATCACAACACAAAAGGATGGACATGATGCAACAGATAGGCGGAGTAGGGATACAATTTAAGACCAATCAACAGCTTGAGGCTGAGGAACAGGCCGAGAGAGACAGGCAGAAGGCCGCAGAAGATCGTCAGCACCAGGCTCATGTAACCTCACTTGCAGCCTATGGAATGATGGCATGGCAGGCCAGCAAAGAGGCTAAGGCTGAGATCGAGGCCACAATGTTGGATTGCATCCGGAGACGCAAGGGAAAATACTCAGCCGAAAAGCTGGCAAGCATCCGGGAGCAAGGAGGGTCAGAAATTTTCATGATGGTCACGGACGAGAAATGTTCAGCCGTAACCTCATGGCTGTCTGATATTTTGTTTCCGGCAGAAGATAAACCCTGGGGGATCAAGCCCACCCCTGCCCCTGATCTGGCGCCGCAACAGATGTCACTCATTAAACAGGCGGTTGTCGGAGAGATGCAGCAAAGGCTTGTGCAAGAGGTATCGGCGCTGGTGCAAACCGGGGAGATTACCACGCATGAGCAGGCAAGGTCAAGGATGATGCAGGCAATGGAGGCGAGAGCCGAAGAGCTGGGAGCTGAAATCCGGGCCGAGATGGAAAAGGCAGCCAAGGAAGCCCGTGACCGGGTAGAAACAAAGCTGCATGATGTGGTTGTGGAATCAGGCTGGGAAGATGCTGTTTCAGACGCATTGGACGATATTGCTACATTCCCATCCGGGATTGTCAAAGGGCCTATCCTACGGCAAAAGAAACGCCTTCAATGGAAGCCTGACTTTGTTGCACCGCCAGCAGGAGAAGACACCGCAGGTATGGACCAGGGATTTAGAGGGATAGATGGATCACCGGTAGAGGTCAAGGAGGATGTCTGCATAGATTTTTGCAGGGTAAGCCCTTTAGATGTTTACCCTTTCCCGAACGCCCGAACCGCAGAAGATGGATTGATCGAGCGTCATAAGCTCACCCGCCGGTATCTGACATCTCTAATCGGTGTCCGAGGATTCGATGAGGATGCGATCCGGATGGTTCTAAAAGATTATGGCCATGGCCACAGCAATTGGCTGTCAGTGTCCATTGATAATGCAAGAGAGAGGCTTGAAGACAGACCACATGAAGACCGCAGCCCTGACTCTACCATTGATGCACTGCAAATATGGTGCAATGTCCAGGGATTGAGACTGCTTCAGCATGGTTTACCGGCGGATAAGGTTGAGGACCCGTTTAAAGACTATGCAATCGAAATGTGGTTGATCGGTCGGTATGTCATCAAAGTAGAGCTTAACGGCGATCCATTGGGCCGGGTCCCTTATAATTTTGCATCATTCAGAAAGCGGAACGGCTCGATATGGGGCAGTGGTCCTCCTGAAATCATAATGGATTCTCAAGACGCCTGCAATGCAGCAGCCAGGGCGATGATTAATAACATGGGTATTTCATCAGGGCCACAGGTGGACGTTGATATTTCACAGATACCGCCAGGAGAAAAAATCACTGAGATGTACCCCTGGAAGATATGGCAAAGCGATTCATCAAGGGCAATGGGCAGTTCAAGTTCACAGAAACCGCCTATCCGGTTTTTTATTCCACCCTCCGTGGCCAATGAGCTGATAGCCGTTTACAAATTTTTCTCTGACGAGGCAGACTCCAAGACCGGCGTTCCAAAGTATTCATACGGCGGAGAGGCCAGCAGCGGCGCCCTGGGGACAGCAACAGGTTTTTCAATGATGATGGGTAACGCAGCCCGGGGGATCAAAAACGTTGTCAGGAATATTGATAAAGGGATCATCCAGCCGACCATTGAGCGGACTCACCAATTCCAACTGATGTTTTTCCGTGATCCGGAATATTTTGTCGGGGATGTCAAGATTATCGCCCGTGGATCATCCGCGCTGGTAGCCAAAGAACAGGCAGCCGTCCGCAGGAATGAGCTTCTTGGGGTTGTCGTTGGTTCTGAGATCATCCTTGATATCATCGGCAAAAAGGGTCTTGCATCCATGCTGCATGAGGTTTTCAAGGGTGCTGACTTCAAAGATAACGAGATTGTGCCAACCAAAAAAGAAATGATCGAGCGGGAGGCCGCAGAGCAACAGGCAATGATGGAGCAGGCCTCTATTGAGCAGTCAGGCCAGAAACAGATTGAACAAGGAACCCAGACTGACCCGGCAGGGAATAAGGCCGGTGGAAAGGATTTTCAGACAGCATGACATACCACAGCGACACAACATTAGGAGACCTGAATCAGATCGATCGGGACAATTTCGCCCACGTTCTGAGAGATGAGTCTGCCGTATACCAACTCAAAACACAACAAGAGGCCCGGCAATTCATGGGCGAGTGTGTTGATGAATGCTTAAGGAAATGCGGAGTCAGGATATACCCCAACATGGGAGAGGGTCAGTATCAGGCGTTGTTGGACGAGCAAAAAGTTAAGTTAGAATTCCGGCCTTATCCGGCAGATGAGCCGCTTTATCATACCGGGCTGTATATTTATAAAAACCATGAGATAGCCGGATTTGTCTCAAGCCCGTTTCAATACATTACTCGCCTGCATGTGCCGACACATTTCTGCATTCGGACGACGGTCAAGATGCCCAATATTATTATTCCTGGACTTGTGGGCCGTCTGGAAGAAAAGGAGATGTAATGCCACATTTGCAAAGACTTTCCATCACAGCAACAGATAAAGACCACATCAAGGCCATGCACTCAATCACGGTTAATCCAGAAACAAGACCGTTGCTTGAGTACTTATCGGAGGAATTAGACACGTTACGAGAGAAGGGCGATTATCTGACCGGGCACGAGCTGCAATGGAACCAGGGAGCGTGTCAAGTCCTGCAGGAAATCCTTGCCTTGCCATCAACGGCAAAATCGTTGTTACGGCTTAAGGCAGGCGGATAATTGCACAGAAACACAGATAGCATAGGCGGTATTGCATATAAGCAAAAACCGTATGTAATATGAACCACACACCGGATACCTGTTGTGCCTACGCTCAGCAGGCCCACACACTCAACAGCGATACCCCATACCGGGGCCGCGAAGGGAATTAAAGCATGGAAATGAAATTACCAGACGCGGTGTTAAAGGCAGCTCAGAGATCCTCTGAGATTGCTCAATCACTGCAAAACGGGAAAACCCCAAGTCAGGACGACGGGATTACTGCTACAGCAGCCCCGCAAGGCCAGGCTCAGGATACTTTGCCGCCAAAGAAACCAGAGGACACCCCACCGCCGGTTGATTACGAGGCCAAGTATCTAACGCTGAAAGGCAAGTACGATGCAGAAGTCCCGCGATTGAACCAAACGATCAGGACCCTTCAGGATTCACAGGCACAACTGGTACATGAAATCGAAACACTGAAACGAACTACACCTGAAACCAAAAATGAACCAGCGACCGGAATAGATTCGGTAGATTTTGTCAAGCTCGGTGAGTATGGCGAGGATTTTGGGAAGTTGGGAGCCGTGATCGAAGATCTGAACCGCAAATTGTCCGACACACAAAGAGAATTGAGCGCTACCAAGGCTCAGCTCGGTAATGTCAGTGAGACGCAGCAGGTTACAGAGCATCAGGCCAGGACGCAGTATATGTCAAGCGTTCGGGCCGGGGTTGCTCGTCTGGGGGGTGATTTTGATACCCTGAATACGGACCCTGGATTCCTAAATTTTCTGAGACAGTACCCGGAAGGGGAAAATCAGTCCCGCCTTGCAATGTTGAATCAGTATGAAATCTTTATGAATCTGGATGGTGCGCTTGGCTTCTTCAAAGAATATTTAAGCAGTAAATCCCATGTGCAACGAGAGCCAGCAGCTAACAAGCTTCCGAATGTCCAGCCAACTTCCTTACCGCCTGGCACCGATGTCAATCTGGGTATCCCCACGAGTACCAAAATGTGGACCCGGAAAGAGATCAGCCAGTTTTATATTGATAAGTCGAATGGTAAGTACAAAGGCAGAGAGGAAGAATGCCGCAAGCTGGAGCTTGATATCTTCCAGGCTCCAACACAGGGGAGGGTCACTGCTTAATAGGAGACCAATATGTTTTCTATTGACGCAAGTTTAGGCAATTATGCCACCGCCGGTTTGTCCGGCACCTACATTCCGGAGATATGGTCCGGAAAATTGCTCGAAAAATTTTATCTCACCACCGTCTTTGCTGCAATCAGCAACACGGATTATGAGGGTGAAATCACC